CCTGGGCCTGCTTGGCCATCTGCTTATGAAAATTTTTCTCTTCCTTACTCTGTCCCATAGTTCTTTAAGATGCGTCTCTGACTAAGTACTGAGGCGTACCCGTGGACTTAAGGTTCACGCTGCCTCGGACTTCCGGGAACTCAGCCGCATTCAAGATGATCGTTGTTTCCGGCCTAAGCACGAACGAGTCGTCTGTGGAAGTAGTAGAAGCCACTGCCCCAAACTCGAAATAGATCGTGTCCGTGGTGGATATGTTCTGTAGGATGATGGCCTGTCTCGCTGCATTAGCGGACAGTACTTCTGCGTTTGTGTCTGCGACTAAAGAGCCGCCTTGTTTAGCCATAATGTTTTAAATAAGTTGGTGTTCTTTAAGGAAGTTCGTGTTCTTTAAGGTTGTGAACTGCTACTCTGTTATGCCAGTACCCCTTCTCCTCCCCCTCGAGGGAGATCTTAACGGTATGACGCTTCTTGAAATGTTTAATTAGGGCATCGACTGTCTGAAGTCCAGCCACTGTCTGTATTATATCACCTTGTTGAAATCTATACAAGGGCTTTCCGACTACATCTTGTTCACTTGTAAAGACCGGATGTTGCTTTGAACCGGTTATCTTATATTCCCCAGCCAGTAGCGTCCATACGTGTTGCGGCTGATTTACTTTGGCCTTGTAACCAACGTACTTACCTAATCTATTCTTGATCAAATATTTGTGCTCATTGTCGATAAGCTCTGCCGCTTGTATTTCCCCGTGATCGGTATCGATCAGATCAGACAACACCGGACACTCCGGTTCCTCACCTCCCCCGCCAGGAGGAACATCACCACCTCCACCACCGGAGGTTCCCTGGCTTCCAGACGGAGGAGATGTAGTTATCTGCCGCTGTGCCAGAAAATCCAGAGGACACCTGGTAAATATCCCAAACTTGTCATCCAGAGAAATTAAATCTACCAACAAAGCTCTGGTAGAATCTGTACCTGTAATGGTGGTATCAAACCCCAACACGAACCACAGCTTGTCTGTCACGCCCCCTTTATTCCATGTCGAGGGGACTACAACGTTCATCCTCCCCAGTCTCCACTCGTTAGCACTGGCCAACCTGAAGGTACTTTCCTCAGTGACTTTCGCGTAAGCACGGAAATTATCACGCGTTGAGGCAGGGAAGGAGCCAACGGTAACAAGCGTCTGTCCGGTATCGTAGAAAGTATTAGCAGGGTAAGGTAATCCGATCAGTTCGTAGGTTGCCCCGGTCAAGCGGTAGATCTCGCTCCGCACCACACCCGGCTCCTGTTCCCACGAAAGAGAAACATAGTTGGTTGAATCTAAAGTTGCGTTGGTATCGGCTACAGTGACGGTAGATGTGGCAACAGTAGTTCCATTACTGAGATACATCAACACCATGTAATCTCGACTGGTGGCACCTGTTGTCCCCACCATCGTGCCGGACAATGACGGTTGTGTTCCCTCCAGGAACTGTCTTTTGCCTGCGGAGTTATCCCATATCCCAGCAAAGAAATCCACGAACACCTCATCCTCACCATCCACGGGATTATTTAACTTATATATGAACGTAACTATGTACTGCTTCGACGGGTACACCGCGTTAAAGGGAAGCGGGCAAGTTAACATGTTCGCAGCATCCGACCACCTGAGCCACCCATTCGTTTTATCGTAGTCTGGATTGTTTACTGTAGACGCGTACCTGGTGTGGGTGCTGGTCTTCAAGCAAGTATTGGTAGCAAGGTTAGCGTCTGCGTTTTCATCCGTGGAGTCTTCTGTCAGTTCCAGCAGACGGAACCTTACGCGGGCACCGGAGACTGTGGTACCGGCCGCGTCAGTTAAAGTACAAGTAGTTGTCGTCCCAGGGGCACCGTTGATCGTGGTAACCAGGTCAGCTCCTGCCGCCCCGGCCCCGTAAACTACTATCTCCACACCGTTATCCCCGGCCACGAATAATGCATCATCTATCGTCAAAGCCGTGAGACCTGATGTAATCGAGCCGGTGGTCTCTACAGCTGTATCGATCGGGTGGGCAAAAACGTGTGCCGCTTCCAGTGAGACGTTTCCGTCCTCTCCCGTTCCCCCTGCAAAATCAGTCGTGTATATATACGCATTGCGATCCCACTCAAGATCCCCATTACGGATCAGATTCTGATGTCCGTACTCGATCCTCCCAGACACCTCCTCCTCGAGCTGCTGCACTGTTGCACCCTGCTCTTCCTGGTTAGTGCTAATTGATTCGAGTCTCCTCTCAAGCTTCTGAATACGGCCTAGAAGCTCCATGGCGGAGTTATCAATGGGATTCATTTATAGCAAGGTGGAATCTTCCACAGTCCCGTATACGAACACGTGTGAAAGGTAACAGTCGTTAGAGAAGTTGGTTTGCGTGCCGGTGAATTCCAGAGAGAGTGAGTTACGTCTCGGAAGAAACCACCTGGTCTTCTCCGTCACGTTCATCCCTACTGCCGCACTGTCCGCTAAGGTCTTTTCCGTGGCGGAAGCGAAATCCGTACGAAGGTGGGTATTATAAGTACCGGTATTCGGAGCATTATAAACTGCCCTGATTCCTAAAATGTTAACTCTACCTGAAGGATAGGGTTGGTTATCGGGGGTCACAATGGAGAAGGTCGTGGAACTACTTCCGGTGTCAAACTCGTACCTGGTAAAGGTAGACCCATTCAACATCGTGATATACGGTTTGCGATCGTAGACAACAGCCGAGACTATGTTCCCGCTGGCGAAATCTGAAAGCCTGGCCGGCGAGCTCCACTTCAAGGTCTGTAGATTAAACAGATACGTGTCCCCTTGGTATGAGTACGCCACGCTGTTTAGGTGTGGGACATGATGCACAACAACGTTGGCAACCACCCAGTCCCTCATTGCCTTTGCCACCGGCATGGCGAACGTTGGATCGGGTCGGCCGTTCTCTCCCATCGTCACAGCCCCGGTCTTTCCCGTAAAGGCGAATAATACTCCGTTCACCGAGCACCAGTTGTGACTATTGGCCACACCTACATCGGACCACAGTGTCTGCAAAAGAAGCGGATTGTCCACGCTGGGTACTACTGAAACGGCATGAACACTGGACTCAGTAGAGACATACAAGTACGTCCCCTGCGGATCCTGCAGCACGGCTGTTGGGGGCTTCGGCAAGAATGCCAAGTGTTCCGGATGGAAGCTTTCTGGGAAATTCCTGACGCTGGCCTGAATAGCATTCCCGTAACACCCTATATTCAGTACGTAGTTCTCCAGTCTCCCGGCGAACAGCCCTGCCTGCGGGGGGTAATCATCTATGTAAGCCGTTATTGGGAGTAGGTCTGAATCGTTATACTCCAGCACGTAGGATCTTGCAATGGTGTCAATGGTAGAGAGATCTCCTTCATCGATCTCCTCTATCAGGTAATGTACGCCCACGCCGCCGAACCCTGCCTTCGTCCCAAAGATTGCCCACCTGTCCTGCCCGTTAGAAGCCGCGGCAGGGAAGGTTAGCCTGACGGTCTGTCCTGTGCATGTGATCACGGCGGAGGTGGCGGACGCGATCGATCTGGCCCCAGTGGTACTCCTGACCCTGGCGATCTTGAACGAATACGTCCCCGTCATTAGACCGGTGTACGGGCCTGACGCATCCCGGGCAAACACGGTGGGTGCATCTGATTGCGTAAATCCAGCTGCGTACCAATTGGGGTAGGTGTAGGCTCCAACCTTGGGGGCTAGTTGCAGAGTAGATGTGGCGTTTATCGTCGTGTCGGTGCCGTTGTAGAATATGGCCCCACTGCCGATCGCGAACAAAGACTCATTGATGAAGTTGAAGATCGAGCCGGAAGCCGAAGATGGGTCATCATTAAGAGACGCGTGGCCTCCAGCTACAGAGAACATTACACGCCCCCCAGTACCTGAGGAGGTGAGTCCGCGAAAAACCCTCTGAGCGTGGTTATCCACGATCAGCATATTGTCTGATCCCGGAGCCATAGCATCCGGAGGGTAAGTCAGGTGGTCCGTGTTAAAGTAACCACCACCCACTTTTATAGCGGACAGGACTTCATTTTTGATCGTAGCGGTCATCTATCACGCTTAGCTC